GGCTCCCAAAGATGTCATGGACTACGAGGAGGCCGAGCACAAGTCCATGGGCTTTAAGAAAGGCGGCATGACGAAAAAGTACGCCAAAGGTGGCGGCATTGAGTCCAAGGGCAAGACCAAGGTCAAGAAGTACGCCAAGGGTGGCGGCATCAAAAAGTTTGCTGAAGGCGGCGACGATGAACTGTCGTTGGATAACATGAGCCTATCTGAGGCGCGTAACGTTGCCCGTAACATGGTGGAGATGAATGGCGACCCAAGCCTGAAACATTTCACGTGGCGTGGTCAAAAATACGCAATCAGCCCCAGTACTGCCCCCCGCCCCGCTGCTTCCGCCGCTGCGTCTCCTGCTCCTGCGGCGCGTAGGTTTGCGGATCAAAAACCTGATACCAGCGAAATGTTTACTCGTGGTGTAAGCGGTCAGCTTGGCGATACTTCCGGTGGTTACCGTGGACAGCAGGACAGCCCTGCGAGTTTTGCCCGTCAACAGGCCGCGCAAGCTGCTAAAGATAAACAGGACCGCGCTGATTTTGAAAAACGGTTTAGTGGGGCTTTAGGTGGCGCAAATCTTACGGCCCTTGACATTGCAGGTCTTGGTGGCGGTGCCGCTCGTAAAGCAGGTCAAGCTGCTACTGAAGCCGCCGAAGCTGCGATGCGGGGTAGGAATCTGCGCAGTCGCCTCACTCGCACCATGAACAACGACAAGAAGATGGCTGCTGAAAACTTTGACCGCACTAGAAGTAATCGTATCAATGACTATGCTGCCAATTTCCGATCGAGAGGCGCTCCGAACGAAGCTGACAAAGCAGACAGGATGGCTAGAGATCTGGAAGAAACGTATAGCCGTTACAAAAAAGGTGGTAGCGTCAAGAAGTTTGCTAAAGGTGGAGGCATCGAGTCCAAAGGTAAAACCCGTGGGAGATTCATTTAATGGCTATGGCAAAACCTAAGTCAGCAAGTATCCACGCCAACGAGGACATCAAGCCTGCGGACACGCCGGAGCGCCGCAAGTTCTTGGCTGAGTCGGCTGAACAGCGTCGTCAGGAGGCTGCGGAGGCTGCTGCTCGTAGTGCTGCGGCCATAGCTCGTGGTCAGGAGAAAGCGGCTCAAAAAGCTAAAGACGCTGAGATGCAACGTGCGCAGGATGAGCAGGCTCGTCAGACGCAGGAAGCCTACGACCGTGCTGTAAAAGCCCCGCTAGCAAAGGGTGGTTCTATCAAGAAATACGCTGGCGGTGGTGGTATTAAATCTCGTGGAAACGGTATTGCCCAGCGTGGCAAGACCCGTGGGCGGATGTGCTAATGATGTCTTCACGGGGTATGGGGGCCATAATGCCTAGCAAATCCCCCAAGAACGTCATGCGCAAAGACGCTAACGTGCCTACGAAAATGTACTGCGGTGGCGGTATGGCTAAGGGTGGGCTCTACGAGAACATCCACAAGAAGCAGACACGTATCGCTAAAGGTTCTGGCGAGAAGATGCGCAAACCCGGTAGTCCGGGAGCGCCCACTGCTGCTGCGTTTCGCCAATCGGCAAAAACCGCGAGAAAGTAAATGACCGACAAGCTGTCCGGTACAACTACGTTTCTGCCTAACCTCAATGATCTCATTGAGGAAGCGTTTGAGCGTTGTGGTTCGGAATTGAGGTCTGGCTATGACATGCGTACAGCACGTCGTAGTCTCAATCTTTTGCTGATGGAGTGGGCCAATCGAGGCATCAACCTGTGGACTTTGGACACAGGCACCATCACGTTATCTGCTGGCGTGGGCACTTATACCCTGCCGGTTGATACGGTGGATCTGCTCGACCATGTGGTACGGACTGGCTCAAGCACTAACCAGACTGATATCAATATCACCCGAATCTCGTCTAGTACCTACTTGTCGATCCCTAACAAAAACGCTACCGGTAGGCCGATTCAGGTGTGGATCAACCGGCTAAGCGGTCAAGTTGCGGCTTCGGGTAGTACTACTACGTATGCCCCGACGATCACTGTATGGCCCGTGCCTGAGAACGGTAGCGCCTATACGTTTGTCTACACTCGCCTTCGCCGGATGCAAGATGCTGGTACCGGCGTGACAGCACAGGATGTCCCCTTTCGGATGTGGCCTGCGCTTGTGGCGGGGCTTGCCTACTATCTGTCTATGAAGATCCCCGGTGCGGAAATGCGTTCTGCTCCTCTTAAGGCTGTCTACGAAGAAGAATGGCAGCGAGCAGCAGACGAGGACCGCGAAAAAGCGGCTATTCGGTTTGTTCCACGGGAAACTTTCCTGAGATAAATCATGGGTAGCAAATTTGCTTCCGGCAAAAATGCCATTGCGGTATGTGACCGCTGTGGGTTTGGTTACAAGTTAGTACAGCTAAAGACCTTGGTCATCAAAACCAAGAACGTCAACATTAAGGTGTGCCCGGAGTGCTGGGAGCCCGACCAACCGCAGTTGCAGTTGGGTCTGTATCCGGTAAACGATCCTCAAGCAATACGCGAACCCCGCCCTGATACGAGCTATTATGCTCCTAGCGCAGGCGGAGATGGTGGTAGCCGGGTGATACAGTGGGGCTGGAATCCGGTTGGGGGCGCTAGTTTTTTTGACAGCGTACTTACGCCAAATGCTTTGGTTGCCCAATGTGTTGTAGGGTCTGTAACGATTAGCGTCTCGTAGGAGAGATAAATGAAAAAGGAAAGCAAACTCAACGGCAGCAAACCTTCTGGTAAAGGTGGCCCGTCGTCGATGGATCGTAAGAAGTATGGTCGTAACATGTCCCGCGTTATGAATCAGCGCGGCGGCAAGCGGGGCTCGTAATGACTAACAAATGGCAAGACTTTGAGTACTTTGGCTGGGATGTAAAAGACCCCATTGGCAAGTACACACAGCCAAAAACCAACCCTCGGTTCAACAAGGGTCAGGGCTATCCGATTGACGATATTGATTTGACTGGTACCAAGTCGTTCAATCGTTACGTGGAGCCCTACGGCAAGAAGAAGCAGATCATCGACATGCGTGGTTACGGTGCTGCTGAGCGTGGGCGTAAGTTCCATGCGGATGATGAGGATCGTAGCCCGGTGAAAACCAAGCCACGTGTTCAGGTGGACACCAAGGGTTAAGTTGTGAACTACGCTGCACTACAACAGGCGATTCAGGATTATTGTCAGAATACAGAGACTAGTTTTGTATCTAACATTTCCACGTTCGTACAGCAGGCGGAACAGCGGATCTTTAATACGGTTCAGTTCCCTTCTTTGCGTAAAAATGTTGTAGGTAGCACCACAGCTAGCAACCAATACTTGTCGTGTCCTAACGACTTTCTGGCTGCGTATTCACTGGCGGTAATTGACGGTACAGGTGCGTACTCATACCTGTTAAACAAAGACGTAAACTTCATTCGTGAGTCTTACCCAAGCCCTACCAGCACGGGTACTCCGTCGTATTACGCTTTGTTTGGTCCTCAGACTGCGGCACAGACTGAACTTACACTCATTCTTGGTCCTACCCCGGATGCTGTGTACCAGATGGAGTTGCATTACTTCTTCTATCCGCCGTCGATCGTAACGGCGGGCACGTCATGGCTTGGAGATAACCTTGACTCCGTACTGCTGTATGGGTCGTTGGTTGAGGCTTACACGTACATGAAGGGGGAGGCAGACATGCTGACTTTGTACGACGGCAAATACAAAGATGCGCTGCAACTCGCCAAACGTTTGGGTGATGGGCTTGAAAGGCGCGATGCTTACCGTAGTGGTCAGGCTCGGGTACCGGTGACCTAATGGCTATTGTTCAGATACAGACCATAAGTTTTCGGCAAGAACTGCCGCAGGCTGTGCATAACTTGTTGACAGATACGCTCAAGCTGGCATTGTACGTCAGTGCAGCCAATGTCAATGCCGATACTACTGTGTACACCACGGCAGACGAGACTTCCGGTACTGGCTATACAGCGGGGGGTAAGGTGGTTACTGGGGCTACGATTGCCAACAGTAACGGTGTGGTCTACGTCAATTTTGATAACGTGGTTTGGACTCCGGCTGGTTTTACCGCCGCAGGTGGACTGCTTTATAACGCTAGTAAAGGTAATAAATCTATTGCTGTGTTGAGCTTTGGTGCAAGCAAAACGGCGGTAAATAATTTTACGGTTACGATGCCTTCTAACACCTATACTTCGGCTTTGTTGCGTTTCACTTCTCCCTAGCAATTGAGGGGCTTTCAATGGCTACGGTATGGCAACCTGTTGATGATAGTCAGACGGTAACGTGGACCCCCATCAACAACACTCAAACTGATTCATGGACTCCAATAGTTAATACTCAGACCCCGGTCTGGGTCGATGTAACTGCTCAATAGGTGGCAAATGTCTAGCACATACTCAACCAATCTCGCTCTGACTTTGATGGGCGACGGTGATCAGGCTGGCACTTGGGGGCAAACCACCAACACCAATCTTGGTACGTTGCTTGAACAAGCTGTCAGTGGGTACGCCACCCAAGCCGTAGTCTCTGGCACTGACACCACGATCACTATGCCCAATGGCGCTACAGGCGTAGCGCGTAACATGTTTTTGGAGCTTACGGGTACAGGTGGAGCAAGCACCAACCTGATTGTTCCGTCCAATAAAAAGTTGTACTTCGTTTACAACAACACTGCTTCTGGGCAGGTTACGGTTAAAGTTTCGGGGCAGACCGGCGTCTCGGTGCCCAATGGCGCGAAGATTCTTCTTGTCAGCAACGGTACAGACATTGTTGTCGCCCAAACGTACCTTGCCTCACTGACTCTTGGCTCCGCCCTTCCGGTTGCTTCAGGCGGCACAGGTGTTACTGCTTCAACGGGTACAGGCAGTGTGGTTCTTTCGACCAGCCCGACGTTGGTCACTCCGGTACTGGGCACACCGACCAGCGGCAATCTGTCTAACTGCACTAACATTTCGCTCGCTTCTGCCTCTGGTACTTTGCCGATCGCTAACGGTGGTACGGGAGCAACAACTGCCGCCGCCGCTTTGACTGCGCTGGGTGCATATCCCTCTGCTAACCCGAGTGGTTATACAAACAATACGGGAACAGTTACGAGCGTTGCCGGTGCAGGTACGGTTAATGGTCTTACGCTCACGGGTACGGTTACCT